ATTTTGTCTGCTATACTCTTCTTCCGCTCTAGTTAATGATTGTACAATTTTTGCCATTATAAAATACTTGCTAGTCCTCCATTTTTAAAATTTACTCTACCACCATAAAAATATCCGGCTCTGCCCCCGTCAGCATATAAGTCTGCCTCATTGGATTGAGAAAAATCTGTTGGATCTGACCAGTCTTGCTTAACATTTTGGCCGCTCGCTGTTTTAAAATCTCCAGCAGAATTATCGTAAGTTGTACCTTTCCAGTTATCTGGACTCCCTCCTGGTGTTCCACCAGTAGTGGTATTGTCACCAGTTTTCTGATTTTTAGTGTCGGTTTTAATATCTATAATCTTGTCTGAAGTAAGTACCGTGTCGGTAAAGTTCTTTCTAGCGACACCCACATTAATATAATTAGATATTAAGTTTGTTGTATCATCCATTGTTTCATTAAATCCTTTTGCTTTCATCTCATCCGTAACAATACCTTTATTTAAATTATTCATATCATCATCATTAAAGTCGTATTTACTTCTTAATGTTTTTTCTATACCAGATTGTCTTTTGTCAAAAGTTTTCTCAGTCATTTGATTGTAATTATATCCAGCCATAATACCTTCTGGCGTATCGTATGCTTGTCCTCGTCCTACTACAATTTGACCAATGTCATTAATCATTACACCATCAAGACCTGCTTGATTTTCCATTATTGCTCTTCTGTTTATAGGCATGTACGGACTTATAACGTTTGATAAAAATTCAGCTCCTTTTTTAACAGCTCCTATACCTGGTATAAAATCTATTCCTCGTGATATAAGTTCTTGAAATTTTGTAGGTTCTTTATCTTTTCGTGCAGCTGCATCTAATCCATAATACTCTGGATACATTTCCATGTTTTTTATTGCTTCTGTTCTTGTTGAATAAAGAGAGTTACTTGGAATACTTGGACCACCTGGAAAACTAAATCTTTCTTCACCTGGAATAGTTCTTACTTTTCCTAAACTATCAGTAAAAGTTTTTGGTCCAAACACTTCATCAAAATTTGCTATTGGTATTATGTTTGGATTTGCAGGTTGATTTTTTTTTCCTACATAAGATAATTCATTAGCGTACCTTGCATCTTGCAAAGCGTACTTATTAGGATTTCTGTTTGTTATTGTATTCGGGTCTGCATTGTAAACACTAAAATTATCCCCACCTCCAGTAAAAGCATTGGTTGCCGGTATGCCATGACTAGTATTAATAGCGCTTACGTCTTGTTCTGCTTTTGGTAAGTTAAGGCTTAATCTATATTGTTCTTGTGGAAGATATTGATATTTTTTGTAAAGTTCTTGATCGCCTGCGTTATAAAATGATACCATTATCTTCTTCCTCCCGGATGTATATCTAATCTAAAGGTACCTAACTTCCAGTCTTGACTTGCTGCAGTATTAGATACTTTTAAAGCTATAGATCTTGCCCGTAATCTTGTGTCTTTTTTTGTTGTCGACGATGTTATATCAAAATTTGACGTAGTTGAAGAACTATTTGGGTAGGTTCTGGTTACAAAACTTACTCTAGTAGACCCTGTCTGTGTAATAAAATCAGGTATAAATCTACTAATCCTCATTATAAATTCTCCGTCTCCTCTAATATCTGGCATACCAACAGTTTGTCCTGTGTTACTTCTTCGTTGCGTAATATCAAAATCTCCAGAAGTAATTGTGCCAAGAACTGCCGTAGTCACTCCACCTGCATTAACTTGGTCGGTCCCTGTTTCTTGTTGATAGTATATTGTGCATCCATCCGTATTGCCAATAACATCATAAGAAGTATTACTATCTGGATCGTAATAAGTTGCGTGTGGTTTATCAAATACTGCTGAATCTTGCCATGCTGCACGTGGTAAACTACCGGTTGTCCATATAGGACGTTGAGAACTAGAGTCTAAATAATTATATGTTACCATTCTATTAACAACATTTGATCCTGATGTACAATAAAACCAAGTTACTTCACCAAACAAATTATTTAATCCTGCATTTATTAAATCTCTAGATGTAGTATTAATATCATCGTAAACATAATCTTCTACTAAACAAGGCATTGATTTTAATTGACCATCGTATTGAAAAAATCCGTTTTCAGACATCCAATAAGCTGTACCATCAACTTCAACACATGCGTTTTTACCTATCAATCCACAGTTAGTTCCTACTTGTTCAAAAGCAAATGTAAATGGTTGGCCTACAAACTTCATAAGAAATAATGCAGTATCTGTCCAAACGTAAATTGCATCTCTACCTTTAATAGCTCCCATAATTCTAGAACCATCAGCTAGTCGTTGTGTGCCTGCGGTATTGTTTGCTCTAACTGTGTAAGAATCTGTTTGATTAATACTTTCTTGGTCAGAAAATCTTATAAACATATCGTCTTGTGTATTGCTTGATCCAACTGTTGTTTCTGTTCCAAAAAATACTAAGTGTCTATCGGGTGTAGATACTAAAACATGACGTGATGCTGTTGGTGCATTAGATAATAGTGTTGCCCTAAGTGATGTTGCGTTTGAAGGAGAAGCATCCCATTCAAAACATGCACCATTATATATAAGAGCAATTAATTTTGTACCAAAGTTATCTAAGATCCATAAACCAGGATCAATTGTAAAGTCAGAAGAAGAAGCTTCTCCCCATGCAACAAAGTCTGATATGTTAGTTACTGTTGATCCACCAGTATGGGCTGCTCTTGTAGTTCCATTAACTGCTCGTGCTCCTCCACTTAAGGTCCCTGTTCCCGTGTCATTGTTTGTAAAACTTATGTCTTCTGATCCAATTCTAATTTCTCCTGAAGCAGGAAATGCTGAAGTGTTTGCTAATACCACAGTCGTAGTGGCATCATCTGGAAGCGTTGTTGATAATGTAGAAGTTGCTGGTCCGTTAGCTGTACCGCCATACAAAGCTGTACCCCAACCAAAACCACCTAACTGTTGAGAAGGCCCTACATTATAATAACATAAAACAGAAGTACTGTTGCCATCACTTGTAGTCAATGGAGTTCCTGTCTCTGTGCTTGCTGCGGTAATTGTAAAAGTTGTAGCGGACGGAACTGAGCTAACCATATATTTTACATCTTCAAAAGTAGCGTCGGTATATGTAGATGATCCAGTTACACCAGTTACATTGTCAAATAAAACAATATCATCTTCTAATAAACCATGAGCCCCGGTGCATGTAACAGTAATAGTTGTTGATGAAGAAGTACTTGTAAATTTAGCGCCTGTTATAGTTTCTCTAATTGGGTGAATATCGTAATAGGTTCCACCAGAATATACGTATAAAATTCTATTAGTTCCAATAGCAGCGTATTTAATTCCAGCGTTATTGTCCCAATGATGTAAGGCTCTCGCCGCACCAGTTAATTTATCATTACCTAATTGAGACCAACCACCTATTTTTTCGGGAGTTCCGTATCTAAAACGTACATTATCCCCATCAAACCATTGCCCTTCAGCTCCAGTCTCTGTGACTTGTTTATTGAATCCAGGGGCAAATCCTAATTTTTGTAGCATAGTTTGACCATAATACAAGGTTTTTAATTTTTTGGTAGTCCTTATTTAAAAGGAGACAGGGGGTATGTGGTGGTGCCCTGTCTCCATCTAAATATTATATCATCGTTTAAACCAGGAAGGAAGACCTAAATGCGGACGTTTGTCGAACATATTATCCTTCGCTCCTGGAGTTTTACGATTATTATAATGCAGAAAAACTTGTATACATTCTTTGCCTTTGAATTTTTCTCTCCAATGTTCTAGTTCACAACCAGAATAAACTAGCATATCTCCTTGTTTAAGATTTACCTTAATACCTTTCATACCTTCTTTACCGGAAGGCTCA